AAAGCGCTGTTTGTGTTAGTATATATACTCATTTAACTTATTATTTTTGATATTGAACCTTTGTTGTCGTACTTTTTAATTCCTAAATCAACCGGTAACGGTCTTTCTCTTTTAGGACCTGGCGTGTATCTATGTTTGTTACATGCCATCAATGCTAAGCCTGAGCTTATAGATGCATCGTGTTTTGTTCTATTATTAATATTAAACTTTGCCCAATCCTCTAATGTTCTTTGAAAGTATACGTCGCCGTATCCTGTTTCTTTAAGCCCTACAAATTCATTTATATATGTTTCTATAGCGGCCGCATGAGCTTGTTTTATATCTTCACTTGAGTTCGGTATACCACCTAACTCTTTTTCTGTTACTGATAATTTGTTATATTTTCTATCTGGCCTATTAATTGAATAGCCTCTATAGCCCCTTCGTTTAAAATGATATAACAATCTTGGTTTATTGTTTTCAGCCAATATCGGCATCCCGTAAAATACGCATGCCATAAGTACATCTTCAAAAAATATTTCAGCCGTTTGTGGTCTAGCTATATATTCTAAAAAGAAATGATTAGGAGGTACATCCTCCATACTAAACTTTGTTAAACCGTGAAGAGCGCCTTTCGACCCCCTACCGTCCACAGTGCCTGATATATCATATGGATCACAACCAAATGCTCCACAATGCTCATTACCAGGATAATTAGTGCCATTTTTTATATATCTTTTATTTTGTAAGTTTACTGGCGGAACCCAAGTTACTAAAAATCTACCGTCATTATTAGGAACAAATATTACTTTAGTATCTTTTTCCCCGTGTTCCCATTGAAAACTTCCTTTTGTTACGTTGATTGAATTTTTAAGATCTTCATTAAAATCTATTTGCTGGTATATTTTAGTCAGATTAAATAAAGATTGTTTTGATTCGTCCCTAAATGCGTGCTTAGTTGTGCGTGGGAACTGTCTGTAAAATTCATTTAAACCATCTTGATCTGATTTTAAGCCTTCAACTTCATTATCCCAATACTCTATTACACCTTGTGTTATTTTTGTTCCGTGTGGATCTGTAACTTCTTTTTTTGGTGTGTTGAATACAGGAAAGCCATAAGAATCAATGTATCCTTCGTAGTTCCATTCCATAGGTATGAACAAAGAATATAATCCTGAGCGAGTCTGTCCATTGGCGTTTCTTTGGGTAACATCTGAATCATGGTAAAGTTTTTTAAAATTATCGCCGCCTTTATCTAAAGAGTTAGACGTTGATCCCATCATACATTTCCCTATAACTCTAGATCCTAGCCTTAAACAAGTTCTTGTTACCCTCCAGTTGTTAAGAATGTTGGTCGGCCTTTCCCATTTACCTGATTCGTCGTGAACGAGGAGTTTGAGCTTCTCCCCATCGTAGGAGTTATCACCGGTGTTTTTCCAGTCGATGGTGGTGTCCAAGCCGGTAATTTCTTGTACTTTCGTGTTGGTATCAAGCTTTCTACGGGTAAATTTGGAAGCAGGGACTCTGTAGGCAAGTTCGGTCTTCGGTCTGTCCATACCGTCCTGGATTGGTTTAAAAAAGAAGGGGTAGTTAACTGATATTGGGACAACTTTGTCAGTAAACATTTTCTTTGCATCGGGTCCAGATTTTGAAAGTATACCAAATCTAGCATCTGTAGATATTGTTGCCTGGTTAACGGTCTCCCCACTTGCCATAAACGAAAATCCGGATCTTCTATTCTTAAGATAACACATTCCGTAGGATCTATAGTCAGATTTACAAGCCTCCCAGAATATGTAGAATAGTCTGTTGGACTCACGAAAGTCCGGTTGCCCGACGTCAATCTTACTCCACTGCAAGTACATATAGTTAGTGCCAGTAATATAAGTAGGAACGCCTTTGTTAATAAACCAAAAGCCTTCTTCACGCCTTGTAAATTCTTTATCAATATAGTCATACCATTTTTCTTTAAAATCTAATGGGTATTCTTCCCAATCAAATACAGATTTAATTTTTTTTAATTCTTTTGGATATTCAGAGTAAGTCCACTTGTTGTTTTCAAACTCAACTACATCAGTTTGTTTAGGTAAAGCTATTTTTAAATTTTGTATTTCGTATATCTCTCCTATTTCACCTGTTTTACTTATAACAACAATATCATGATCTTCGTTATAGCCATATTCCCATTTTTTATGCCTATTCATTCTTTTAAGAACTTTAGGTTTTACATGGTCTTTTAATATTTTATATAAAGTCTGTTCGTACATTACTTAGATCTACCTTCCGCAAAACCTTTAAAAGACTTTTCTTCTTTTACTTCTTTAGGTTTTTCATTTAACAAATCTTCTTCAGCTTCAATGCGATTAAGTATTTCAAAACAATCAAATATTGCTAGCTTTTTAGTGGCTGCAGCATTCTTAAGCCTATCTGCGGATATGTCATCGTCAGAATCAACAATAGGTTCTTTTGCTACCTTTATTAACTCTTCAACAGCTATTTGACCAGCTAGGATTATACTCTTCTTCGTTTCCTTCGTGTTCATACTTAATTACAATATCATTTGATTTCATACAATATAAACGCTTACCTTCAATTAAGAATTCCCATTCACCATTAGGTTTATAGCCTACTAGGTCACCTGGGTTAATATTAAGCGCTTTTAAGAAGCTATTGCCGTATTTTAATATACCAATAAGGCTTTGCTCTTTTTCCAGCGTTAAAGACTCTTTGTCTTTTATCGGTGTTATAAAACATCTATCATTAAACGAATGCCAACCTGTTTTATTCTTATATAAATATATCTGGTCTGCAGCACAAAAATATAAGTTATTCTTAAACCAGGATCTACTTTTTTTCTTATTGCCTTTCATATCGTAAAATGTTCTAAAAACATTTTGATGAATAACAACCGTATCTCCTATTTTAATCCCTGTACTAAAAGCTTTGGGTGTTTCTAAAACTTTAGCTAATCTATTTACAAATTTAAAATCTTCTATACCTGTGTTTACAATTAGCTGCTTGTCGCCAAATTTAATTTTATTACTGTACTCATCGCCTAGCGGTTCTACAATAAAGTCGTATATACTTTTCAATACTCCAAGTCATACTCAACAGAGATTGCCATGTTAGAGTTAAACTTCTTCCATGGCATAACCTCGTTGTTTTTTTTAATGTGAATATTATAAGAACCATCAGATTCATTTAATAAAATATGCGATATCTCGTGCCCTCCATAAACTTGTTGGCCAACCGAGTAATGCATTGCATCATTTTTATAATCAGAACCTATACTAATTTTTCTTATATTATTTTCCATCTTCTTCTACTATATCCTCATATGTACCGTCCTGTAGATTTATATTAATCTGGCCGTACTCTTCCTCTAATTCTTTTTTAGTAGCTTCAATCTTTTTGCTTAAAGAGCTAACGTCTTGTAGCACATTTTCTTTTTGCACTTCAAGAACACCAACTGTTCTTAACATTTCGTTTAGTTTGCCTTGTTGCTCTTGCAATGTTTTTAACTGTTCTTCAGTTATCATTGCTTTTACTGTTTCTTCTGCTTTTTTCATTTAATTTAATTTAATTGTTATTATATATTTATATAGTTACCTATATATTAGTTATTTACCTGCTATAATGTTAGTGACATTAGTGTTACCTGATAAAACATAATCAACTACTACAGAAAACCATTCTCCTTGAGGAGGATTTGTAAATGTGATAGCTTGAGCTTGACCAGGTAATCCTTTTCCATTACTTCCAGTAGCGCCTACGGGTATAACTTCTAAGGTTTGACCCGTTGTACTTCCTCCTATATATAATACAGATCCATTTAAAGAATCTGTAGCTTTTAAAGCGCCTACAGCTACAGGTGTTACAGCTTTTATGTCATGTGTTATAAAGTCAGGTTGATTTGCGTATTGTCCCATTTTTTATTTATTACTTATTGATTTATATTTTTCGAAACCGCGTGAGCCAAAGTATGCTACGTATACGGTTGTTAATAATTGCTTTAATAATTCTATCCACTCTTGTTCTACAGTGAAGGATATTTCATGATGACTATCCACCCATATAAAAGCTATAGCCATAAACGATAAGAAAATAAGAGCCATAGGGCGCGTATTTTTACTAAGCCACGAATCGGACGTCATATCTGATTCCCAACGTTTTGTAATTTGGTCTTCGGCATTAGCTGTTGCTTTTTCAACTATGACTTGAATATCTTTCTTAATCTGAAGCTTTTCTTCGTCTGTAGTTGTTAGCTTGTCAATAACGTCCCCAACATCTTTGATAACGTTACCGCTTAGCCATTGCCAAATTTTTTTCATTTATTAATTTTGAGCTGTTGGTACAATATACTCTTCGCTTTGTTTTTTTCCTAGTCGAGTATATTTTTGTTCTTTTTTGTTTTTATTGTACTCTCTGTTTCTTGCAGCTTGTTTTTGGACTTCTTGACAATAATCTCTATTATTATTTGTATTATTACAAGTTTTTAATTTTTTGGAAAAATCTTTTCTTTTTTGATCGGCTATCTCCCGTCGTCTTCTAGATTTTCTAACTCCTACTAAATAATTCGTGAGCTCTTCGTTTTGCTCTATTCCTCTTTTCGCTAAATATCCTTTCCAGCCCTCAAGATCCTTTGCTTTCATATATAATTGCCCTACATCGTAAAGATTTTTAGGATATTTTACAGATTTTATTGTTTCATCAGGCGTACCTTCTGTCCGGTTGTAATCTCCTTTATAAACCGTTTTGACTTCTGAATCTTTTTTAGCATCATCTTTAAACTCATCTATATTAGAATATATTTTACCTGTTTTGCTGTTTATTCTACCACCAGATACAGGGTCTATATCAAATTCATCATACACAACTTCGAAAGGCCTGGAATTTTCATATTGTTTTGTTTCAGTAACTGTACCTTCAACTGGAACAACTGTACCGTCTAGCTTTGTTGCCGTTTTAGTAGCTACAAAATTTTCAGGAAGCTCTTGATGAAATGCGGTCTTTGAGTTATTGATTAATTTAGCTTTATTAGGCATGCGGCTCATTAAACCGCTTGATGTAAATTTACTTTTTTGCGTAAATGCCATTTTTAATTTATTTTAGTTAATATTATGTTTCGGTTTAAATCACCGGTTATATTACAATACAGTGTTTCTTTGTCTTTAATTGTATATTCCATTTCAACGGAATAACCGTTGCTTGGATTATATAATTCCGTTACTAATGTGGTTTTAGATTGGAACAAAATAGTTTCTTTTATTACTTTATCACTTTCAAAGCTATAATTAAATATATTCATAACAGCATATTCGCTAGCCATTATTATTGTTTCGTATGCTGAATTTTCTTTAATCCAAACGCCTTCAAATTGTTCTTGAGCTTTTGATATAAATGTTGTAAGTAATAAAAATATAGTAATAAATAAGTTTTTCATAATATTAAATTTAATTGTTATATTAATATTATTACTTATTCATAGGTGTTTCTACAACGTATTTAGCTCCAGGGAAATGATAATCATATCCTGGATACATTATTTTAGTATACCCTCTGTCATCTGTACCTAAAACTTTAAACTCCACTCCTTTCATAGTTATGTGGCCTCCTTGTATAATATTTTGAGGCTTATTAACGTCAGGGCTGTTTTTTAAATAGCCTGTTTTAGATGTTTTCATTTAAGCGTTTTTAGCCATTCCCAAATTTTTTTCAATGCTAATTATATTTTCTGCTTACATTGCCTGATTTTTTATCAGTAACAAGGCTGAATTCTGCAGAAATTTCTTGATCGTCAGCTTTTAATTGCGCAGAGCGTTTCCCTTTTGCGTTAGAGTCAGTTTTTCTTTTTTCTGTATACTTTCCTCCTCCTAAATCAGTTACGCCTGTAATAGCGCCTCTATCTCCAGCTGGAGCATCAGGATTCGCTCTTCTGAATTTTGTTAGTGAAGCTTTTGCTTTATCTAAATCAGAAAACATAGTTTCGACGCCTTGTATTCTAACTGAAACTTTTTCATCTTTTCCTAATTTAGTACCTTTTTTAATTGGAAAATTTGTAGCTTTAGCCGGCGATCCGCTATAGGACCCGCCCATGTTTATAGGCGTTGACATGTGCTTCATTAAGTTTGATTTTTCTTGTTTGATAGATTCCATGCTATTTTTTTGTCATTATTAATGTTTCGTTGTGATCACCTGTAAACACACATTCTAATGTATTTTTGTTTATGATCTTGTATTTTAACTTAAGCTTATATCCATTTTTAGGATTATGCACTATAGTTGTTATTGTATTTTTAGTTTGCGCTATTATTGTTTCAATAAGCGTGCTGCTTTCTTTAAAGCTATAACTAATAATATCAATTACTGAATTGTTATTAGCTAATATAATTGTTTCATAACTAGAACCGGGGGTTAACCAAGTGCCTTGAAATTCTTTTTGCGCATTGCTGAATAGTGTTGCAAATAATGTAACTATAAATAATTTTTTCATAATATTAAACTTAAGTGTTGTATTAATATTATTACATAAATCTAAGCATTTTTATAAGCTTCATTTTCCCAAGGCAAATTTTTTGCCCCTTCTTTCATATCAGCTCTTGAATATTTTTTGCCTTTCCAGTAAACAAAATTATCGTCGTAATCTAAATCACCTCGTTTCATTTGGTCTAAATGTACCATTTCATGTGCAATAACTTGCTCGCACTGGGATGGATCTAAATCTTTGTTTAAAATTATAGTTCCATTGTTATTAGCTTTCCCCATAACACCATCTTCCATATCTACATTGTAAATAGGAGTATTGTCTATTTTATACGGGGGGTTACTAAGTTTAAAAGCCATAGGTTATTTTTTATATGGAAACATCTTATTTAATGCTCCTTTTCTGGCTTCACAACCGCAAGGGAGGTTTAGTCCCTTGCTCATTGTGTCAACCATTTTCTTGATACCAGTAGCTTTAGTAAACTTTTCTACACTGTCTCCTAAGCCTTGTGATTTCATAATTATGCTATTGCAATACCTGATACAGTAATACCAGCTGGTAATTGTACTCTAGCTTTTACGCCTCCTGGGTTAGCTGTAAGAGCTGCGTTAATTGCGTCACGTACAGATGGAGAAGTTCCAACACTCCCGTGTGTTAGCGTTGCTACATCCTCAGCCGCTTGCGAGCTAGTCAGTAAAATAGTTGTTGTAGTAGCTGAGGCAGCTTCTACTGTAATAATTTGATCAACGTTAAATAAGTAATCCCCTCCTGCTAATCCTGCAGCTGAAGATTTAATTGCGATAAATTTTGCCATTTTGTTTTTGTTTTTGTTTTTGTTAATGTTTATGTTTGGCTAGGTTTTTACAGTCCTAATCTGTTTATTTTATTTTCCAGTACAATGACCTTCTAATGGGCTTTGACTCATTTCTAAAGCTGAAGCTTTATTATCTATTGGCATTTCTTTAAATAGATTTTGAACGTGCTTTGACATCCAAGATCCTTTCATTGCCATTGGGCTGTGACCCATTTTATTTGGTGATCCGTAAGTCATAATATTAATTTTTAGTTATTGTTTTAAATGCGTTTTTTAATTTAGCAGTATTTTTTTCACCTATACCTTTTGTTGCAGTCTTTGATATTGTTAAAGGCTTTTCTTTTACTACAGAAACTTTTCCGTCTTTATTTTTATAGCTTTTATATGGGGCGCGAGTGTATGACGATTTAGAGTGAATATGAAAATTATCAGGATCCACGTGTTTAGCTGGAGATCCGTGTTTTTTTTCGTCGTACTTTAAATCACCTGCTAATTTTGAAATATGTTTTTCATCAGCTGTCATTTTTTCATCGCTATAGCCGTGCTTATTATCATATTTAATATCTTGCTTAAGATAATCCATATGCGCTTTATCGTCTTTTTTGGTAGCTCCCATGTTAGAGCTTGTAACTTTTGACCATTTTGCGTTTCCGCTATATTGCCCGTAATATCCTTTATGCATAATTATTTTATTTTTTAGATTCTATATACGCTTGCTTTTCCATTTCATTTTTAAAATACGTATCCATATCTTCTATTGATTTTTTCTGTTTTTCTTTTTTTATCCGCTTTAATTTATCCGCATCTTTTTTTTCTTCATTTTGTAAAAATTCTCCAGTTGAATCAATATCAGCCATAATATCTTCTTCCTCAGCTTTTGTAGCCTGGTCTGTCACTGATTGATTGTATCTAATTTTTTCAACAGTAGGTTCTTTACTATCCTTATCGCAAAGAAACTTAGCGCCGCTGCTATCAAACCAATATTCAGCGCCTTGAGCACATTTATCATCTGGCTTCATTAGCGACTTACTCACTGCATTACCTATATCTTGTTGTAATTTATTAATATAAGGGGCTACAGAAGCAGTGACTATAGCGTCTGCGCCTGAAGTGTAAGCTCCTTGAAGTGGGGATTTTTGAAAAAACGGGGTTGCAAATTTAGAGCTACCCATTATCTGTACGCTTTAGCTTGTTGTGTAATTGGTGTACCTGGCTCGCATTTGCAAGGATACTTAGAAACCTCCATACCAGTAATACCTGAACTTAAGCCAACACCCATTGGAAAACCTTCTTTACTTAAAGGTCCGTCCCATACTGCGTTTTCACCTACTTGTCCTTCTAATTTTTGATTAGCCAACGCCTTAATATTTTTTTTCATAGTTATTTATTTTTTACTACCGCTTACTGGGTCTGTTTTCTTTTTATTTTTTTTGCGCTTTTTTTCTCTTTCTTCTCTTGCTTTTTTCTGCGCCGCTAGCCTTTTTGCTTCTGCAACCGCTGCTTCTTTACTATTTTTGGCATTTAACATACCATAAGTGCTTTGGTTTAAAGGAGTTGAGGAGTTAGCCATTACGTTGTTGTATGAAACACCTGGCTGAGGCACTCCTGTTAAAAGCTGAGGATTAAACCCTCCTGTTAAAAGCTGCGGATTAATTGGGCTTTGTTGAATTTGATTGGGCTGCATCATTCCATTCATTTGCGTAGGGCTTCCTTCTAATTGCTGCTTAGCGGCTTTGTAGTTGCCATCGTTATCAGCCATAGCTTTAGTGAATGCATTTCCTTCTAATGGTGTTTCCATATTATCTGTGTTTATCTTTATTTACATTTTTAATTGAAGTTATAAGAACTTTATCTGTATATGTCTTACCCTTCATAATACTATTTCTGTGAGTGCTTACGGGCAAATCATCTTCTCCTAGTATAATCCTATACATGTATTTTATAAGATGCTTGCATTTAAACGACGTTTTATATATGTGATACTTCTGCGTTGTTCTATTACGCTTTCTCCATACCACAATCCAGCCTTCTTTAAGCAATCGATTCCACCGGCGGTTATCCCAGCTATAAGAATAACTACCGGCTTCGAAATCTTTTTTTGTAAACATATCCATACAATCTAAATAGATAAGTAACTCTATGTCCGCATCATTTAAGTTATTGTTTCTGCAAGCCCACTTACGTATTATACGCCAGTGTTTAAACAGATTCATTTCCTTGAGATCATCTGCGCTTAGCCTTCTCATAAAACAACAACTACATCCTGCGCTTTAATTACGTGATATGTTTGTTTATTTATTTCTATTTTATGTCCTGCGTGCCGATCAAAAAAGATGTTATCTTTTTCTTTTAACCCTTCTACTTGTTCACCCAGTGATAACACTTTAGCTTCCGTATAACGTATATCTTCACGCTGGTTTTCTGCAAGAAGTAAACCACCTTTTGTTTTAGTAGTTCCTTCTTTTAACTTTTCTATTATTATGTTTCTACCTATCGCTTTCATCAATTCTTAAATTATTGATTACACAATCAGTTGATAATATTGTTGTTGCTACTGAAGCTGCGTTCTGAAGAGCGCTTTTGGTGACTAACAAAGGATCTATAATACCTGTTTTAATCATATTTACCATTTT